TTTGCCCAACTATAGTCACCGTAATAGTTTCCAATCCCTGAACCTAGTCCTGTAAAGTTTAGACCATGACCGGTCTCTACATTTACATGAACTCTGACAGAAGATGCAGAACCAATAGGAGCAATATCTTCTATATGCGACACTTGGTACACAGTATCTATAAGGTCAGAGCATGATGAAATAGCAACTGATCTATCTTGTGATAGTGCAGTTACCCCACTTCCTACATTTGATTTACTTACTAAGAAGTAATCTCCAGTAGAGATTCCTGTCTTAGTCAAACCACCCAAATCATTATTTCTGATTGGTGATGATAATGGTATATGCATATTGAATTGAATTCCTTGTGCAGTTGTACCAATACCAGTTATAACACCATGATCTCCAGAAACAGATACTTCTGCCACTGTCTCAACAGGGTTTGTAAATGTGGTAGTTCCAAACCCAGTATTATTTTTATCAGCATCTATAATTTGAATATCAAATTTTGATGTATTAGGTTCTTCAGTTGTGCTGAATACAATTGACCCACCTCCCGTGTAGAAGGTATTGTCACTTGTGCTGATACTTTTTATTATTCTTGCTGCAGGTTTCACTCTTGCATCATAAAGATCTCTTGCTTTACTTACTACAGCACCATCAACAATCAAGTCATCTTGTTGCTTACACCAAACCACTGGTCGTAGCGGTGAGATTTGATTTGATATTCCTTGTTGAGAATATATGGTTGTTCTTAATGTATCTCTTGATGTAATCGCAGCGACGATTCTCTCATTTTGTGTTACAGGAGTTATTTGACCATTACTCTTTCTTATTGTTATACTATCACCAGTCTTGACTGTTTGTAATGCCCCTTCTATAGCAACATCAGAGTCAGTCCCCCTATACAAGAGTATTTGTAAAGATGTTCCTTCTACAGGCGGTTCAGTAAATTCAATTTGTGTTCCACCACTAAAGACATATGCAACATTTGGTTCTTGTATAATGTCATTCAAAAATATAAGTAAATTTTGTTCTAAATCTATAAGTGAACCTGAATCTTTCTCAACACTCAACGGTTGTTTATTCTCGGTCATTGTAAAGACTTTTTTACGACCATCAAACTCTTCAGAAAAATCATCTAAAACTTGCAATTTACCAAATACCCATCCTGCAAATTCATCATCTCTCGTTTCAGTTACTGTAAATACAGCATTTTGAAATGTAGATCCAATACTTGTTACAGTAGGTATTCCTGCTATACGTAATTGTTCTCCTTGTGTAAAACCATATCCAATATTATTTAATTTGAATGATGATATACTAAGACCTGCACCAACATCTACAGTTACAGAGGCACCGATACCTGTGGAAGAACTGATGAGTTGTAAATCATCATATCCAACTGGACTGTCAAAAGTAATTCTAGGTACATTCGTATGTGTGTATCCTGTTCCAACAGGACTCATGAACACATCCTTTATATGTCCCCCTTCGACTGTAAATGTGCCAGCACTCCCAACCGTAGGATTTCCGCCATCGACCAAAATTCTATAAGTTGTAGGAGGATTTCTGTATCCGGATCCACTAAATCCGATTGCAACTGTAATCGTACCAAATCCCGTAACCACTGCGGTTCCTGTTCCCACTTGTCGTTGTTGATATCCATATCCCTCCGTATTTGCTATTGATACTATAAGACCCTTTCTAGGTAATTGGTTTGCATTTACATCACTTAAATTTATAGTATTTGTATCATTACCTGTAAATCTTATAGATGTAATACCAGTTGCAGAACCACCAATAAAGTCATAATCTACTTCTGGTTTTTGAAATATATTGTTTATTAGAACAGCACCAAAATCACTTGTTATACCTGTTGTATTGACTCCTGAACTTGTGACAGTAAAAGTTTTTGCTATACCTGTAAACCTTTCAGATACATCATCCATGACCACATTTCCGGTGTAGTCAGATCTCATGAAAGATCTTCCTTGGAATGAACTTCCGTTTGAAGTGTCTACAAATAAGAAATTGTGAGTTCCCACCCCTGCAGATGTAAATGTTATGGCAATACCTACAAGAGCATCACCTCTATTTGCTGCAAGAGAGAAGTTATTATTAGCATTCTTTATTATGAAGTAATTATCATTTCCAACTAAAGGTGAAGGAGGGTCTACACTTCGTAATCTAACTTCTGATCCACTGACTAAAAAATCTGATAGTGCTGTAAAACTATTTGTCGCTAGATTGAATTGTTCTGAACTTACACCAACATTTACCTTTATACCACCAAAAGGAACATCAGCAAAAGTAATTCTATCTCCTATGATATTGTAGTCACCTTTTACTAATTGAACATCAGATCCATTTATGTGTGATGCTATTTTTGTTCCCATCCATTCTCTGTCTACAAATACATCATTTGGATTTCCATTATATCCTACAACTTGAATTCTCATTATCTCATCATCAATTTTTATCAAATCAAATGATTTGAACGTACTGGCATCATGAAGTGATACAACTCTGTTAAGAATTTGCACCGTTGTAGTGGCAGTGCCAACTTTCTGATATATTGGAGACTGAATTATATTATCCAGTGCTACTATAACTTTACTATTTTGCTTTCTTGATGTAAAGGAATGACTTGCTCCAACACCCACAGTAGTCAGCCCAATATTTGTTCCTGCTGCTGCCAAAGCAGGTGTCGCTGCCAGTTTTATTTTATTTTCATCAACCTTAATAACATAAACCTTCATCGGTAGTGTGGTAGCAGCACCAACACCACTGCTTGTATGATCTATACCTATTGATGAACCATCTGCAAAATATTCTAACTCCTCACCTGTAGTAAAGAAATGATTCTTTAATACGATCGTATCTGAACCTAGCAAAACCTTCTCTGGATCTGCCCCATCAAAAGATTTTAGGAAGATAGGATCTCCCCTATGAGTAAGATGAAATGAATACCTAAAGGTTTCAGTTTCTCTGTTGAATTTTTTATTTAATGATCCTATCTTAAACATTAGTATTCAATCGTAATATCGTTTGTAACATCATCAGGTTTGTCAATTCTTATTTCAGAGACTCTTACAATATAATCTCTATTTTCCATAGGAGTAAATTGTAAAATTACATCAAATCCAGAAACTACAATGTCTGTATTTTGAATGTCTCGTCTAGCAGTCAGGGCAGTGGAGACATTTCCATACTTGACATAATTTGAGTCACCCTCGTATGCATTAGCAGCGACATGAAATGTTGAATATTCATTGTTGGTAACATTCTCAACTTCCACATAATATTTAACACTACTATAATTACTGTATGATAGAGAGCATACATTAGTTGCAGAAGGTGATCCAGATGCTGATATCTCAGTCCTGTTTGACTGCAGATATGCATCTCCTACTTCATAAGTACCACTTGGAATACCATCTGACACAGTGGTTCCTACACCTACAAGAGTTGCTAGTGTAGCAATTGTCATACCTATACCTGCGGTAGGTGTGAATTTGAGTTGTATATCATTTGTACCAGTCATTCCAATATCGAATGTTCCCAAATCCATATCCTCTTTCATCATGCCAAATTCGATGTATTGAACTGTAGATCCTATACCAACAAAACTTGCTTCTAAGATTTCTTTCTCTTTATGAATTCCAGATACAGCGACAAGAACAGTTCCAGATTTGAATGCATTAGCATCGATTGATTGAATAATCTGTTCAGAGGGAGAACCTGATGCTGCAACGAAAGATGAAACACCGACCTTTTTGATACCACCGTAGGAGGTTGTACCAACACCCACACCCTGATTCAATATCTCACGATACATTGTTATATCATAAACAAACGTGCTGTTGTAAGGACTGAATGATACTGAGACCTGACTTCCAGTCATGTCTGCAATAAAATCTCCCAGATCAAAAGAATCTGATAAGTCTGAGTATTGATTGATTATTGCAACATCCCCGTTATGCGACACAACAAACTCTGAATACTGGGTCTCATTTACTAATACACCGGCAGAAGAATCAAGAACTACTTGAGCATAATATTTTACTGCTGTAAAATCAGCAGCGTCCCAAGAATCTAGTTCTCTTGATCGTAATAAATTTGGATCTGTATAAAATTGAGGACTTATATCATCTATTTCTAAAACTCTATTCGACTTACATACTAAAGCATTACCAAACTTATTAGACTGAAATACAACCTTGTCACTTTTAGTTTGAGTTGCATCAGTTATTTCTCTGACTAAATCAAAGTCATGCTTACAATTAGTATCTGCTACATTATCAATAAGAACAATAGAAGATATAACTTGCTCTTTTGCTGTAACTGTGGTTCCAAATCCAACAGACCCTACTGAAGGCACTAATAAATCAGAATGTTTTTTGAATCCTGCAGGATGTGCTAATGATTCAACTGGTTCACTCCAACTTGATATACCTACAAGAGATTTGAGAGAATAAGAAAAATTTTGATAGTAATCATTATCTTGTATTCTTTGGAAGAACTCACTTGTTTTACCTGTATCTCTCTCCCATCCATAGGACTTTTTCAGTGTAGACCCTAATGAGAATCTACCTGTATTTGGAGTGATACTCTGTACTATACCTGACGCTCTGGAACTTCTACCTGATACTAAATCTCCGACATTGAATCCATCAATAGAATCAACTCGAATAATATTTGTAGAACTATCTTGTCCTCTTGAAATGTTTGTTTTTGCATTGTTAGTGTAAATTTCTTCTCCTGAGAAAAAAGAACCCTCCTCAAGCACTGCTTCAAATTGTGCAATATCAGATTTTTTAGTTACAACACCAAAATTCTGAAAATCATGAATTCCGGGATTTGTATTTACTTTGTAGGTAATAGTTGCCTGATTTACAAGACCTGCGTTTGTATTGACACCACTGACAACGAAGTATGAATATTGGAAGTCAGCAGAGTTATATCCATGCCCTGTTGACACGCCAATATTCTCAACGAAAATTTCGTCACCTATTGTAAAGGGTAGAGGCAGTGCTGTTGTAAAACCACCTGAAGGTGTCTGCAATCTCAAAGTAACAGTAGGATCAGAATATGTTGCACTTATAATACCAACACCATTTGTATTGTTGACAGCAAAGACTTCAGTGTCTGTGCTCTTCAAATTACCACCAGAATTGATAATTCTGACATTATCGACTGATGCCCCACTTAGACCTGCTACAACTTCTATACTATTGTTTACGACGTCATCTTGTCTGTTATATACAACGATATCAGGTGCAGTGAGATACTTAGAACCAGTTGAAGTGATTCCGATTGATTTCAGACTGAAATTATCTTTTAGTGTTATAATATTCGGTACAGATGCTTCAGGTGTCAATGTTGGATCTGAAGGATAATCATATCCATTTTCTAAAATTTCTGTAGTAAGTAATTTACCAGCACTTTCAGTTTCTGCTAATATCACCCCTGATTTACCTGTGGTAGAAGCAACAGAAATTTTCGGTAAATCTTTGTAATTTAATCCACCTTCTTCAAGAAGAACCTTTGATATAGGTCCACGAGCGTTTGCAGACGAGGTAGTGTAATTGATACTAGATTCACTTGTATATCCTACTTTTTCTGGATGCCCACCAAGGAAGAATGTAAATGATTTTCCCGTAGATGTTGTTATTGAATGACTACCTGTGTATTCACTTGGTTTTACAATAATCTTACCATAATTAGTTACATCTTCATCAACATTAACTATTTTACTTGAAACAGATGAAAACTTATAAAATAAGACATCAGGAACATTTTCTGTCAAATGAAGTGTAGTTCTTGCAGATGTAATTCCGGGAGTGAGATTATCAACCCTTTCTACATTCGATTTACCAGAACCTACAAATGTTTTTGTAAATTTTTGATCTAAAAAGAAATCAAGTTTTGTTCCTAATAAATCAAAGTCAGAAGTATCGAATATTAATTTTTCACCAATTGTAGTTGTTATTGGTGGATTATTAGATGAACCAATACTTATGAATTTTGTTCCGGGGTCGTAATTAATATTAAGTGAACTTGACCCTGCAGAAACGACTTTCAAGTCAATTACATCAGAAGTATCAAGATGATGTGTTGTAGCGGTAGAAACAGTGACTTCAAACGTAGTTGCATTAGCAGTTGCAACGTTTCTGTCTGTTCGTAAGAAATGACTATTACCTGCACCAACATTTCCAGTTATAAAAACTCTATCATGCTGATTGTCAATTTGATAAGCATTTGTCACTATACCAATTAGATCATTACTGATTTTTTGTACAAATAGTCCTTTATTTGGCAAGAAGTGTGTGGTGCTACCATCAAATGAATATAATAAGTTTGTTCCAAAATTAGGTGTGTAAGTAAGACGATCACCGTGTTCAAACGGATGACTAGGAAGTCTTATTGACTTTATCGGAATGAATGTAGTTGTAGATATATTTCCTGCTCCTACAAATGATACAGTGGTGCCGATTCCTACCCCACTTGTTAGACCTACCCCAATACTATTGAAAGGATCAAAAAATAAAGATTCGTTGATAGGAGTTGCAACATCTATTGGTCTCTTTATCTGATATGTAAACTTATTTTCTTTCTTAATAATTTCTGCTCTATCTGTATGTGCAGCACCTGTAGTTCCGTTTTGAGCACGTAAAAATGTAATCTTCTGATTCAGACGATCGTGTCCAATCACCTTCATTTGCTCATCATCTACCTGTACGATATCTCCATTATCAAAAATGTCTATATCATCTTGAAGTGTGATTGTAGTTGTCATACCACTTGCAAGTAGAGATGTCCCTAGTCCACTTCTTACAAAATTAACTTTGATTGGATATGTTCCTTCTAATCCCTTGAATGTTGTAGATGAGATACCACTAATTTCTATAGGTATACCAGAAACGTAATCATGTATACCTGTAGTAAGAATACCTGTTACAGTTTTACCTTCAGCAAATAATTCTATTCTTTCCTTAATTTCTACATTAGAACTGATTACAGTAGCAGCAACTCCAACTAATTCAGTTACCTTTCCAAATGACCCAAAACCATCTGTGTTTGAATTATCAAAAACAAGTTTATCTCCTACATTATAGTTTGTACCACCCTCTATAATATTAACAGAGTCGATAGACCCCTTTTGTGTATTTTTTATTTTAGCGATACTTACTTTTGTTTTTGCACTAGGGGAAATACTTGGATAGTCAACTAAGTTATATTTCTCAGTATTTCTTAACAAATCTTCAGGAAAATAATCCTGTGTTGACGTAAATTCATTATTATACTGTAATAACTTAGAATTATAGGTATCACCAACAATGTAAGGAAAGATAGGTTCTCTTCTTTTATTGAAAGGTGATAATAAATCTGTTACAGTGTTTGGTGAAACAGTAATGTAGTAAGCATATACACCAAATGGATATTCAGGTGTTACTGCAAATCTACCATTATGCTCATCAAGGTCGCCGTATCCTTTTTGAAACTCATAGTCTTCAATAAAAAATCCTGCAGCATAATCTGCCAAAGCGGGACCATTCGTTCTTGATAGTCCAGATATCTTGTTATAACTGGATTGTAAATATTTTAGAGGTCCAGTTCCGTCAGTTTTTTCAAACGCATATGGTCCATATATCGGATGTCCATCATATGCCCAACCTAATATTGGAGAATGACCACTACCATCATCATCTAAATGATCGCGTAGTTTTCTTGATGCATAGTAATTTACATATGGATATCCGTTTTCTACCACCTTCATTTCACCATAGAATCCATCATCTTCCTTTACATCACCATGATTTGCGTAACGTTGCACATTATTGATAGTCCATGTCTTCAACTTAGATGACATTAACACACCAGATCCCGGAGTTTTCGCAGTGATAGTTGTTCCATTCATAGTATATCCGGCACCTTTTGTTATTACATCTACACCTACAACTTTACCATTATCTACTCTTGCGATAAGTTTTGCACCCACTCCGTCACCATTCACAATTATGTCGGGGACACTGAAGTAGTCCTTACCACCACTCTTAATTGACACAGAATCTATTCTTCCATTGACTATGACAGGATCAAGTGCTGATTTAGATCCTTCAATAACTATCGCATCTGGTTTATAATTGTCATTGATAAAGAGCGAACCAAAATTATCACCTTTTGTTTTTACGTGGATTCCATCAACTTCTCCCCTTATAACAGCAGATGCAGTCGCATTTGAAGTTGATATTCCTTGTGTGCCATCAATGGTTACGGATACTGGCGGATAATTAAATGTATGTTTTCCAGTTCCGGGTAAAGTCATCTTTACATAATCAACTAGAGACGTTGAAATAGAAACTCTAAAATTATTATCATCAATCTTTACAACATAGTAATCATTTCCTTGAACAAGTCCAGAAACGTTTGTTACAGTTGCTCCTCCATATCTTATCAATTCTCCTGATGAATATCTGTGATTAGGTATATTAATTACATCTGTAAACGTATTGATACCTACACTATCAACAGTGTTTTCTCTATTTTGAAAATCAGATGACGATATGATCTCTATCTTATCTACTTTTAGTCTAGATTCTTTTGTTGCAAACTTATGCAATCCACCACCATTTGTTGATATTGGAAGTGTTGTGATACCTGCAAGTGCCTCATTACGGGTTTTGGCAAGAGATAAGGTATAGTCGTCATTCTTGATGACAAAATAACTTGATTTGTTAACAAGATTTCCCGGAGTAGTGCCAATTCCAATGGTTGTTGAACCATCTGTTTCGTAGACAATCTCTTCACCATGTTTGAATCCATGTGCTTCTGTAAATGTAAATTTATCAGTGCTGGTATTCAAAATACCACCAACACTGGTGCTATCAAAGAATACTTCATGCGGAGCAAGTTTCATCTTTGCTTCGGCAGTCGCTTCACCGTTACCGCCGACAATCTTTACATCAGGTGTTATTTTGTAATCTAATCCACTAGATGTTACTTGTATTTCTTTTAGTTTACCGCTTACATGAGCAATAGCAGATGCACCTATTCCCGTGTGTCCGTTCTGCTGTATAGAAATACGGGGTGGATTTATTACGTCATAATCAGATCCTGTATTTAATACGTCTATTGTCTCTATTGATCCGTAGTAAATTTTATCTGAAGATTTATAAGAATATGCCTCTACACCATTTACAAAAAGTCCTACACCTTTACCAGTTTCAGTTTTATCTTTAGAAGATCCGTATTCTGGTTGCGAAAACTTACGAAGTAATTTTTGAGCACCAATAGTTCCAAAACCAACTTCAAAAGGAGTAAGTAAGTGATTTGTATTAGTTCCAATATCATCTGTATCAAAAACAGTAACATATTGACTCCTACGAGCGTTCTCTGCCGATAGAGAGAGTGAAATCGTGGATGGGGTTAGATTAGTCACATAGTAGGATTGACCGGTGCTGAGACCTGCTACAGAAGATCCTGCTACACTAGGACTATAGAGAACTATGTCGCCATTTTGCAAATTATGATCTGGTATTGTGATTATTTCAGATCTTGTTGTAATTCCGGATGTGCTGAAGTTTTTTATTCTTTTTTGTACATCAATTGAATAGTGAGGTAAACTATTCGATGCTACAACTACAGTATCACCTTGTGCGTAGGTATTTTGAACATTCGCAACATTATTATTTTGTTTTTGTAATTCTGCTTGTATGTAATATTGCTTTCCCGCTAAAAGAGATGGTGCACTAATGTAAATGACCTGATCGTTCAATATACCTGTAATCGTTCCATTTTGACTCTGACCATCAGCATCTAGAACAATGATGTTTTGTCCACTTTTATAATGATGTTTTGCAGTCAATATCACTTCAAAGTTTCCTGCAGATATCACTTTGAAATCCTGCACAACATGTTTTGTTGCAATATTTTCTAACCACTCACTATATCTGCGATCTGTCTTTTTGATACCAAGAGTTTTTATATTATACTCACTACCTTTTTGTTGTAGAATACCACTTCCTTCAAAATCTACAATAGAATTCAATATTCTAAGTTTTACAGAACGTCTTACATCACCATCTCTGTATCCTATTGCAATGCCATCAGAATCAACTTTATCACCTATACTCGCAGTGCCAACACCGGTAGAAACATTCAAAAATTCATTTACGGTTTTATCTGTATAATCGAATCTTCTTCTACCAATAGTAACAAATGAGGACTTAGCAAACCCCACTGTAGAATCTACACATATAATAGAATCTCCATTTTTTATAGGTGATGTAAGATGAGTTCTTTGAACTGGAGAGAATGAACCGACTAGTGTGTCTGAAGATAATTTAACCTTGTAGAAAAGTTTATTTCTACCACCACTTTGCATCTTAATTATTTCTAAATCATATACTGACGCACTACTATCACCTTGAGTAATTGTTTGACCTATTAATTTTTCTGGATCACCCTGAATTCTTTCGCATATCAATACATCATTTACAATATAATGAGCGTCTGAAGGTTTGAATAAGTATTTTTGGGGTTTTACTAGATCAACCTTTTCATTGTACAGAGTACCGAATAATATTTTGAACGCCTCCTCTGTTCCTTTGGCGGTATAAAAATCTTTTGACTGTTTTAGAAAATTTGAAGCACTCAAATTACCTGTGAAAGATCTATCCTCAAATCCCGGTGATATCTGTGTTTTTATTTTTTTGAAAAATTTATGTAAGAAGATATTGCTTAGATTCTTGACCTGTGCATCTTCTCCATGAGTGCTTATACCTGTAGAAGAGAATGTAAGATACTCTGGAGAGTTTGTTTTCTCACTGTTCTCTATACCACTGAAACCTCTTTGGCATCCAGTGAATGAGGTTGAACCTATACCAGTATAAGTGATTATCTCATCGTCAATTTTTAACAGACCATACTTATTAGGCCAACCTTTTGTTGAATCAACGTAAATTGTATTATCAAACTTACGAACATATTTCGCAACTGATGTAATACCAGTTAGATTATCTTTTGTAAGAAAATCTACACTTTTGTAGTCAGTAAGATTCTCTGCAATATCAACTGGACCACCTTGAAACTCTTGTGATATGTAATATTGCTTTAGAAATTTGCCAAGTAAAGGATTGTCAGAATCTATTGCTTCAGGTATCTGACTTTCAATTACTTCATTTATTTTGACTCTGGATAGTGAGGTTTCTATCATTAGTATCCGCTACTATAGTTGCTTGACGATGAACTTGATGATGAAGATGATGTCATGGTAGAAGATGTATCTACAGGTGTAAACGTGAGAGTATCACTAATCTGTACACTATTTACTGAGTGAGAAGAACCGGTCATTTTAGTGCCATTAGGCATGGTGTGAAACTCACCATAATAAGCTTGACCATTTACATATCCCACTAATTTACCAACTCCTTTTGAACTTGTTACTATAGCACCTCTTACCTTATTTCCATTACTGTAACTAGATTGTACATCAAACCTTGTTCCAGATACATTTGCTCCTGATGAGATCAAGTCTTGTCTCATTGTAAAATTACTTTTTTCAGTGCTAAGTTGTAAATACAATTCTTTTCTTCCTAAAACATCATTTGATAAAGGAACTGCTTGTATTTCTACAATATTCTCTGGTAAAAGTGTAGAAGTAATGTTTACTGTGTTTATCAATATTTCTCCTTTTTCATAATCTACTGTACCAAAGTTTGTTGACACTATTTCGACATCTATATCGTCTGTGAGTTTGAATAAGAATAGATTACCTATATTTGATCCCTCAACCACTCTATCAGCAATATAGACCGTTCCATCGACCCCTGACACACTGAATCCTGTGCTCTTGATATTGTAAGCATCTAATTCGTGATAAAATTGATTGTCAAAACATAATTCATATTGTGTGAAGACATCTATCATTGCTTTTAGATTTCTTCTAATCAACACGTTAGTAATATTTGATGTAATCGATTCATCAACACCATCGATAACAGAGGTCATTTTAGAATACTTAAATCTACCACCAAATTTATTCAACTCTCCTGATCTAGCATATTGTGTAACTGATTCCATAACACTGGACTTCAATGAATTAGAATCTCCAACAAAGTTTGTGTTGTAGTAAATGTAAGAATCAAGTTCCACATACAAGAATTTTAGATCTATGAAAGATGGCACAATGCCTGCCACACTATAACTCTTCAAAGACCCTAGTAATTCTTTTTTTGTAGACTCCGCTAAGAAACTGCCGTTTCTTGGTTTTGCTGCAATAAAGACTCTTCCGAATTGCGGTGGATTTAGATCTTCTCCACCATAAGCACTCACCGATTCAATATTTGGATATATCGAAGGTAGTATTGCCTCATAATCTGTAGCAGTTACCGCACGATTTTGTGCTGCAAATCTTCTAGGAGCGTAATTCCTGATGCTTTGCACACTTTCTATATCATCTCCATTCTCAGATGCGATCAAAGTTCGCATATATGCTCTTGTGCCACTTACACTTGCACCACTCTCATCCTTTATAGAACCCACAAAGATAAATGATGACGCACCATTACCTTCTGCACCATTTGTTTTGATATAAGTTGCTTTGATTACGTTACCAGACTCTAACTTCTTACCAAAGATACCATCCCCGAATATTAGTTCATATTTCTCATCACTGGTCTCTTGAATCAAGAATATGTTTGATTCTCCTGTAACCTTTACAATACTGTCAGACATTTTATACTCGGTCTGCACAGTGCTTGATGCACTCTCTTTCACATATACTCGTAGAGTTGATGTATCAATACCATCATTAGGTAAGACGTATCTTTGGTTTGGTTGTGATAAATTAACTGTCCATTCCTTCTCTAGAAATTGTCCTTGAAAAATATCTACTACACCTATTGCTTCTTCTGCGTTGACAGGTATTAATATTTTCTGTGGTAAAGCATATGTGTATATTGTATTATTAATACCCGCATTTGCAAAAACACCTGCTTCTATTGATATTGATGTTGTAGATTCTGAAAATCCTGTAATAGAAAATTCTACTCTTGCTTTTGCAGCACGTTTAGATCTAGGTACGTATCCTATATTTCTTGCAAGGGATACTACGTTCTCTCTAAGTGTCGCTGAGTCTATAAATGACTCGTTTGCAACCATATTAGTATTATATGCTGTAATGTAGGTATTATATGCTAACGTGTTGATCAAGACAGACAGATTAGATCCCTCAAAGTCAAAATCTGTAAAATTAGAATTTTGTCTCAGATAATCTTTAATTGAAGTCTTGATGTCTTCAAAATTTAGATTTGTAAATTGATTGAGAGCCATTATAGTCTAGTCGGTTCTAGTATAAAGTTTATTGTTTGACTTGGTAAAGACAAACCAACGATATTGTAAGATATCTCTATATCCAAAGCATTCTCATCAGGTGTAGAATCAACCTTGACATCTATCAAAGCAACTCTAGGTTCAAAGTTTGTTATAACAGTTTTAATCTCAGTAGTAATTGGATCAACGAAATCCGAATTGGATAATTCAAATAAAGCACCTGTAATACGGGTTCCGATATCATTACTAAAAAATACTTCACCAATTTTTGTTCTAACAAGATTTTGCACTGAACGTTTGATCGCATCCTCATTCTTTAGAGGAAGCAAATCTCTTGTAACGGGGTGACGTTTGAAGGATAATGAAATATCCCGAAAACCTCTTGATATTTTGCTGAGAGGCACTTTTATACAATACTCGTGTATTTAGTGCTATTTAGACAGTTTCTACGAGTTATCTTTCATCCGATTGATGTTGGTCTTGAAAATGATGATAATACTGATCATCTATGTCCGCCATCACTTCTCTATCCTTCCGAGTCTTCCAAAAATACTCCTCTTGGTCACCAAGACCTAGATTATCATATCCATGCTCTACCTGATAGTATTCTGTAGAGACCTTGAAGTCAGGTACTTTGGGTTCTGGGGGTGTTAGACTATTATCATAGATTCTCATCCTGTTATTAGGGTACAGAGCGAACTGACCGTTGTTCAATGCAATCAGGTTGTGACTTTTATGTTCTGCAGGAGTCTCAGCAGTAGAACAGTCAATGCTATCTGCAGAGTCGTGGTAGTTGTCCAGTGTGCATATGTACTCTCCTCTAATGCTTCCGAAATCACGAGTATTAATCTCGTAATCTGCACTTCCGATGATTGATTTTGTAATTGCTGTGACTCCATAATCCATACAGTTCCAAAATTGTAAATTAGGTAGATTCATATCAGGATCTGGTGTTTTGGGAGAAGAGACAAAAGCAGAGATCGGTAACTTGTCAAATAATGCAGCATACTCATATAAATATGTTTCAAAGTAAAAAGCACGACCGGGCATAGACTTCGCAGACACCCATACACCTTTTACAAATTCACCGTGCCCGTCTTTATGGTCTCTAAGATATTCCTTTCTCACCCACACATGTATAGCAGGTAAATTGCAGATCAATGTTGACATATGTTTGATAATATAAAAATTGGCGACAAATTCTCTCAATTTTTAGAGAGAGTAGAGAGGAGGTGTATATCTGACAAGCAGTGGGAGTTTCCATATAAGATTGTTCAAGACCCAATATGGGAAACAAGTATTACCTTACTTGAAATGATACGTTCTCGTGGTATTATATATGACGTTCCTGAGAACTCTGTTGTTCGTAGTGTTGCGTGGGCAGAAACAAGTCGAGAAAAATTTGATCTAAGACAAGTAGAGAATTTACTCAAATCTAAGTTTCCTAAATGTATAGACAATCCTGTGATTGGATATTACCCTCCGGGTGGTTTTGTGAGTTGGCATACAAACTACAAAGCACCGGGATGGATTATATTATTCAATTGGTCTGAAGAGGGAAAAGGATATTTCAAATATTATCACAAATATAAGTTAGTAACTCTAAAAGATAAACCCGGTTGGAATGCGAGAGTCGGTCGATTTCCCTCAGAACCAGATAATTTGATGTGGCACTGTGCTAAGACTGAATGTCGTAGATTTTCTTTCTCATATCGTTTTGATGATCCAATAAAATGGCAAGAGGCAGTTGACTGTCTGGTAATATAAAAAAAGAGGACGTTAGTCCTCTGATGTACCTAGGTATTTGACTTCGATATCGTCAGGGTGCGGAGTTCCGTCACGATAGAATTGTTCTGCTAGTTCTTGAGTTACATCGAGCATCTCTTCCTCATCAATGTCAGAACGGATTTTCTCACCCTCCAAGTATATATCGTATCTCTCCATTTTCGGTGTTTATATTTGACATTACAAACCTACTTATATAATTCTCATCTTCTCGTGCCCGACTCTGATCGTTGGGTCACACCAAATTTCAAATCCTGCTTTGATTGCTTCAAGACAGAAAGAAACGTCTTCACCACACATATCTTGAACTGCACCAGATTCAAACACTTGCATTTGTGGTGCAAACCATGGATACTTCATATCAGGATGTTCAAACACACCTTTCTTAATCATTACCCATCCAAACCCTGTGTAATCACATGTAAATGGTTTTCTTCTCTTCTGTATACCATCAACCATTTCATGATTCATGACTCCGCCATTTTGTTCAAATTCATCTTCTTCTAACCAGTGTGCAACAGATGTAGTTCTACCATCTTCTGTAACATACCATCCTGCAGCAATATCCTTATCCATCCATATAAGTTTATAGAATGCTTCTAGATTGAACACAATATCACTATCAATCCATAACTGATAATCATATTGAAGTTTGCCTTGCCATGGTAACTGATCTGGACCTTTGAGTACGTTTGCTCCTAATACTTTGCATCGAGCAAAGTTGACCATTGAAGAATAGTCTTGTGAGATCTGAATTGATGCTCCTTGCTGCACACATTCAAAACAGAGTTGTACAAAGTTCTTCAGAAAAGTATATGATACTCCACGACCGGGAAGACAGAATACTATCGCTTTACCTTTGATTAGTTTTCTTGCTTCATCTATCGAAAACTCAGTTTCTCCCTTTTTTGCTGTTTTCGGTGGAGTGGTCACCACCTTGAATCCTTTTGCCATTACAGAAAATGTTTTTCATTTCATTATACATTGTAATTTATACACCGTCAACAACCCATAAAAAAAAGCGACTTTTGTCGCTTTAATAAATTTAAGTTATACCCTTCGGTGAAAACTCACAGAGTTAGTTATAAAAATATTAACCTATGTCAATTTTCGTCATAATCGAAAGGATCATCCTTTCTAAGTTTCCACAGTTTGTACTGAGTCCTGATCCAACGAATAGGATGCCAATTCTTCACATGTTGTATGGTAAATGGTGTATTTTTAAGTTTCATTCTTTTTCTCCTCAAGTTTCTCCT